ACCAGCAGCCGCACCGGCAGCAAGACCAGCGCCTGCTCCGGCACCTGCTCCGGCACCTGCTCCTTCTCCTGCACCTAGCGGTGGCGGCGGAGGTGGCGGTGGCGGCAACCGTGGCGGTGGCGGCGGTGGCGGAGGCGGCGGCGGAGGCGGCGGAGGTGGCGGCGGCGGCGGAGGAGGCGGCGGCGGAGGTGGCGGTGGCGGCAAGCGAAAGTAAGCTTGCTAAAAACTCGCCTTATGGTCTTTAAAGATAATTACATACTGTCCCTGGTAAAAGAAGACAAAAAATTAGAGCTACAGATAACAGCAAAAGACAGCGGACACGCGCAGGCACAGGCGGGCGATATATCGAAAGCTCTAGGAGCAGAGAGGTACAATCTCAACTATGGAAGCTGCGAACAAAATCTGTTGGCGCAGCTTTTCAAAGACTTAGCTGAAAACAATTTCACCCACGGTGAATGTTGCAAGTGGGGAGGAAAATTTACAAATGGGGTTCCGTGCACCTACGTACTGGGTTCCAGACAGTACATCCGAACAATAATTCTCAAATACTTAGATATACCCAAAGACGGTGTCACAGCAAAACCGAAGTGTTTCTGCAAACAATGTGTAAATCCGTATCACTTTACGTACGTTCAGGGCAAAAACGAGAAAATCTCATGCGGTGACAGAAAATTGGTAGTAGCCTATCGGGGCCAAGGCGTCGGGGTCACCCAGATCGCCGCGGCTCTCAAAGTCCACCGATCAACCATCTACAGACAGCTAAGCAATGAATCTGTTTCTAATGGGCCTGAAAATCACCGCTGCAGCGGATGATAACGACGGCATCGTAAACGTTCTAGCCGAATCCCTTCCGTCAAATGACAAAAGAGTCGAAACAAAATTTCAACTCCTCCAACAAGCAAGTCACTATGTAGGAAAACTACTTAAAAAACTCGAAGTAGGACAAACCGTTCTCGCACTCGGACCTACTAAACCAACAATTGACGGTGTGCTGAAAATGCAACCCATGTTGATTGTGACAGAAGATAACTTCGAAGATCTCCTCGCCATCAACGTTTTCATGGCGACGGGCGGTCTCGGCCCTAAAGCCGATGAAGTAGAACTTTCAGATACGACGGTAACTAATCGTTCACTTGCATGGCAAACGGAAGAAAACGAAACAGCTTGGTTCAAGATGACAGCATGGGGTGAACTGTCTAAACAGCTCTCTGAACTCGCACCGGGCACACCTACTATCGCAGTAGGCAAGGTCTCAACAAGTGAAAAGGATGATAGGAATTATCTCAACTACACTGTAGATAAGATCCTCTACCTCCCCAAGTCCTCTAAACAAGCTCCAAAAAAAGCTGTCGACCCTGAAAAAGGTAAAGTAGCTGCTGCTGCTATCGGTTCTATTGACTTCTCCCTCTGATTAAGTACTAACCATGGTTTTCATTGCTGGTCAATTCTCCCAAGACGAAATTCTGTGTAATGTACCGCCGCACACACTTCGAATAGATCTACAGGCTCGACGTTGGAAATCTGATGTCGACCCAGACTCTGCGATTGTTGATAGGAACGACAACGGAATCCCTATTGAGTTTGTCCTGGTGGGATTTACTCCTTACTTCGGCAACCTAGGTATGCGCAACCAAGAAGAATTTCTGCGCATTGCTTACATCGGAGTCAGCCCAAATCACAGGTTGTTGCCTCCGCGTTGCGTAACGACTTCGATGATTTCAGGCAAGTCTTCTCAGAAGAACTTCATCAGTTACTTCCAGACGCTCTACAACAATCGAATCAACTGCGCGTCGGTGATCACCACGACGAAATTCGTGACTCGCAGCTTTAATGAGCGGGATCCAATGACCGGCGCCGATGGCGCGAAGATCAATTTTAATGCTCTCGAATTCTCCGACAGACCGCCGGCGAACGAGGAGGAAATCAAATTGATTGAAGACGTTAACAGTTGGCTTGTCGACAAGGGAGGCACTCTGTGTGCGTCGGCACTCAAGTCCCACATCCCCGGCTCAGATTTGGTCGAATTGCCCTTGGGTGCAGATCATACTGAAATCAAAGCTCGATTTGCTGCCGAGCGAGGCGCGCCCCCGGAACGTTCATTCGCTAGCGCAGGGCCAGCAAAGGCTCTGAAGTCTGCGGAAGCGGACGAAAAAGTCGAGAACGAACCACCTAGTGCGAAGGCGAAAAAACCAATCGAACTTACGGCGGAACAAGCAAAAGCTCTAGGTATCGACTTTTGAGCTAACGTTAAGGAAAGCCAAGGTACAAAGCGGTCTCACGACCGCTTTTTTTATTCCTCCAAGGGAGTCGGATGCTGAACTTCTTTCGGGGAAAGCAACTCCTCAAAGGCAGGCAAGACCACTCCGTTGCGGGCGCACCAAGAGGCCAAACGAGAAAACAAGCTGTTCCTGATTAAATACTGTTTATGCACCGATTCAAAAACATCTTTCATTTGTTCTCGGTCGAGCTTGGCAAAATCTCCGCAAACTCGCTTATGTAAAAACTCTTGTTCCGTGTTCAGCCATTCCAGATTTAACATAATCTACAGAATGCACTGACGTCATAATAGGCAGCATTTACCGGGTAGACCGGAAATTTTGGTTAAACTCTGACAGTCCTACAACCCGACCAATGGCAGATTCTTTTTATCAACTCCCAAACGGGGTCACCCACGCGCTCATAAAACACAGTTTTATCACAGGCTCAGTCTTAGTCCCATTTGATCCGTTGTCGATACTGAGTGACCAACTGCGACGTCATAACTTTAACGTCGTTGAAAATAAGGATGAAACAAACTTAATGGATCCCGTCTGGTGGGTCGGTCAGAAAGAGAAAAAGTTTGATTGGGTCATAGCAGCAACAACAGGCTTAGGAGATTACACAGAGTATATACTTGAATACGGCATCCAAATTGCAACACAAGGCATAGCTGTACTAGACCGACTGTCGTTCATAGAACCAGTAGCCAAACGTAAAAGCTTTCTGTTAGCAAACAAGATCAGCAATATGATTGTCCTTAATCCGCGTCCCAAATTTCGCGCCATTGGTTCCACGCGGGATTCCGTCACCAGCTGCTGGTTTGTCTTCCAACGCCCCGAGCAGTGGCACGACGGAACTCAGATAACCTTTGGTCTGGACTGGGATCGTGTAGACCCTCTGCCTTCTTTAACATGACAATGACTCGGCGGCAAAAATTTGACAAGTTCCAACGCGATGTTCTGGATCAACTCACAAAAACAAATACACTTCTCGAAAAAGTCACAGCCCTACTGGTGTCCGACCAACTTCTCCAGGAGTGTGTCTCACCGGAGGGAACCGCTAGATCTGCCGCTGAGTGCGCGGAGATTATTACCGACTCTTATTGCGCAGGTCTTTGCCTCGCCGAAGAGCTGAGCAGCCACAACCGCGACTTCGACTACCAAAAATCTGAATTCTTTTTGGATTCCGACGAAGATGAAGACAGTGTGGGAAACGACGAAGAAGATGACGACGATGATGAAGATACAGACTCTCGACCATTTCAGATGTCGTTCTGACTTCAAATAGTAAACTAAAGGTTAATCGACACGAAAGTGTGTCCCAAACACGAGTTACTCTAAACGGTTTACGGCACTACAACTGCGCAGGAGTACCCAAACCTCTTCCATCTGTTACGAGTGTCCTCTCGGCCACGCAAACCGAGGAAACGCGGAAAAAACTAGCGCACTGGAATCTAATGAATCCTGGTGCGCTAGAAAACGCAGCTGCAAGAGGTTCATTTATTCACAACGCGGTAGAGAATTACATCAGGGGGCTTGCCGTCCACCCTGGAGATGACGTTCTCGCATACTGGAAGGGTATGCCAGAAAAACTGGACGATCTGCTGAACGAAGGAACTGTCCTCTGGAGCGAAAAACCGTACAACCAGCCGCAATGGTCTCGGTACGTCGGAGAGGACGGTGTAGGCAGAATCCATTATTACAACGAGAGTACGGGGCACGGATATGCCGGTTGTTGCGACATTATCTACAGGGATGTAAACGGAGAAATAATACTGGGAGACTTTAAAACTTCAGTAGGTCCTTATTCAGCTAACTTCCCAAAAGCTAAAGATAACCTTCCAGATAATGTCAAAAAAGCCTTAACAAGCGGAGTGTTTAAGTTAAAGAAAACACAACTACAATTAGCTGCATACACACTGGCAGCTGAAACTTGTCTGGACCTAAAAGTAGACAAAACTCAGATAATCGTGTCGACGCCATTACCGGAATATCCTGTTCAAGTTTTCACTTTCAGCAGGGCTCAAGTCGAAAAACATATCGAACAATGGCTGCAGGTCCTGCGGCAATTTTATGAATCTGTCAACAAGTGAAACACCTTCTTAAGGGCGCCTTCCACTGCGCCGCAAGGGGTTTCATGGCAGAATGACCTGACGTCAGGAGACCATGGACTTTTTCTTCTCGATCAACTACGCAGTCTCTGAGTACGTCAACCCTGCGACGGGTAAGATTGCGGCAGGAGGGAACTTTGCCGCTTTCAACAACAATTGGCTTCCCCAAGAGAAGGACATTGCGGCTCTAGCCGACGCTGTCACCACGCAGCAGGCTGGTTTATGTGCCTGGCATCTGGTCGATGGACGAAGACGTGAAGGAAACACGGGCGCAATCAAAGCCGGTGTCATAATCATCGACATTGACAACCAAGCAGACGGGAAAGATAAAGACGGCAACAAGATACAAAAACAAGAACTGGACGTAGCTCAAGCACTAGAGCTGGATATATGTAACAAATATCTGAGTCTTGCTTATTTATCTCCGTCTCACACAGAGACGTGGCCCAGATTCCGACTGGTGTTTGGTTTAGAGAAGCCAATTATTGATGCTGGCTTCTACCAGTGGTTCACCAGGCATATTGCGCAGCAAATACCAGGATCAGACCGACGTGCTACCCAAGCCGTCAATTTATTTTACGGCGGAAAGGGAACTTCTAGCTTACTGGTAGTCACAGATAGATTCATACCAGCTTCAAAAATCGACGAAGCTTATGCGGTCTACGCCACGCTTCCTCCGCCGGAAGAGACCGCGAGAGACGCGGAGCAGCACCTGCACACTCAGCAGTCTTCAGAAGGGGTCGACCTAGAGCGCTTAGTTAGCGGAACAGTCAGGTCGATGCTGGACGGCGAGGAGGTGGAGGATCGCTCCTTCGCCTTGGCGATAGCCCTAAAGGAGATCATCGGCTGGAGCAACTGGCTGAACGCTCAGGGGATTGCAACACGCGAACCCCCCTTGACAATCGCACACCGGGTGTTCGAGAATATCTACGAATACGACCCTGTGCTGGATGGCAAATTTAATCGGATCCTGAACAGCATCACAGATCCAGACGCTCTGCAGCCGGCCGTGGTCATGGCATCAGAGGACGGGTCTCTAGCTGCATGGAAAAGACTCAAGAGCACACATCGAGAAATCTTTGAGACCACCTGTACGGAAAAAGTACGTACAGAAATTGCATCAAAGAAGCCCAAGCCGACCAACTCCGTCCTGACTTTCGACGATCTCGTTCGAGAGATGGATGCGAAGCCGACAGCAACATCAACACCAACATCAACACCCCCAGATCCCATGGCTTCCACGCCGTCAACTCCGGCTCAGCTGGTGCAGCTGCAGCAAGGAAACCGTCAGTTCTCCGAGAACGATGTCGCAGACATCATCGTAAATAACTACGGTAATGAATTTCTATTTGACTCATCTCTGGACGAGTTCTTCACGTACGACTTAGATGAGGGTATCTGGTACGTACAGGACGAACAGCACATCAAAAGAAGAATTATAAAAACACTGGATACTTTCGTAACCGCGGGCGTGATGCCGCGTTACAGCGCATCAACCGTTAGCTCAGTTTTCCAGATTCTGAAGGGCAAACTACTTAAGTCCGTTAACGGCGGTCGGGTATCCATCTGGAGCAGCAGCAAAGGCAAGATCCCGTTTAAAAACGGTGTGCTAAACGGGGATTCGATGGGGTTCCAAGAAGGTTGCCAGAAGGAACTCTACCTTCGCAGCAAGCTTGCATTCCCGTATGACAAAGCTGCCCAGTGCCCGAATTTCCACGCGTGGCTGGATTCCTGCATTGGGCAGGACAAGAAAATCATCATCCGGGCATTCTGCCGTGCGCTTCTGACCGGCTACACGACGGGCGAGCGTTTTCTGCATCTAGTGGGTCCGGGCGGAACCGGCAAATCGACAATGCAGCAGCTCCTGATCGCGCTGGCTGGGTTCTCCGGCACGCACACCAGCAACCTGGAAACAATCGAAACCAACAAGTTTGAATGCTATAACCTGATTGGTAAGAAGCTTCTGCTGCTTACAGACGAAGCTAACTTCAACAAGCGCTTAGACGTTCTTAAAAAGATTACATCCGCATCAGATACTTTACGAGCAGAGCGTAAGTATGGCAAAGAAGTAATAAACTTTAAACCCGAGGTATTAGTATGTATCGCTTCTAACGAGCACATCAGTTCCTCAGACATCAGCAGTGGTCTGGAGCGTCGTCGACTGACGATCATCATGGACAAAGTAGTGCCGCCCTCCCAACGGCGAGATCTGCTGAACATTTACGCGGATCGACTGGAAGGCGACCTAGTTCCTGAGCTTAGCGGCGTGGTCTCTTGGGCTCTCGACATGCCCTTCGACGAAATGCGGGACGTGCTAGCCAACCCCGTTAAGCACGTGCCCTCACTCAACGCGACCAACCTAGAAGCATTGATCTTTAACAATCCCTACGTAGCGTGGCTGGCGGAGTGCACGATGTATGCACCTAATAGCAACGCGTTGATCGGGGCTGGTGCTTTCAGGCCGAACACCGACGAAGCGGAAAAAGGTATGTTCGTCAAAAACGCATACGCAGAACTGTATGCGAGCTATGTCAATTTCTGTAAGTCAAACGGATACAAGCATTCAGCTAAACCTCGCTTCGTCGATCGACTCAAGGAAACTATTAGGAACGTGCTCAAAGTTGAAGGTGTTGGACCTAAATTCGTGAATGGCAAAGCCGTGTTCACCGGACTACGATTGAAGCCGTACGACCCCTCGACTGACCGAGCGGCGGCCGGTTCAAACCGCCTACCGTCTCCGGTCGAGTGGGCTTCTAACCCTGACAGTGTTCTCTGGAAACCGGCTTTTGAAGCGCATGATCAACTCCCAGTCGAGTCTGCTTAACGGCGCAACCTTGCTGTTCGGCGGTGTACTGACCTTTACCGTCGCCCTGGTTCAGCCTGCCCATCTATCCACGGCGGTTGCGGCCGCTGGTGGATTGTTGGCCGGAGCTGCGTCAGCAAGCGAACTAACACGAAAAGAAAAAGAAGATCGAGCAGAGAGCTTACGAGTAGCTCAAAAATTTACAGCGCTCTACGCGAAAAACATGGGGATGCTTGTCCCCCAAGAGCTCGCATTTGAAACAGGCGTAGACCTAGAGCGAATCGAGACTTTTCTGGAATCGCTGGCCGAAAACCAAGGCGGGCAGAAGGTGCTGACGGAAGGGGGGACTTTCTACAAGTTCCCGCATCCAGAAAATGTACTCGATCAGCTCACGGCAAACGCCACAGCGTGGGCACGCAGTCAAGCGGAGGCGTTAGTTGCTGAAAATACGACTCTCAAACAGCAGGTAGCAACCATGCAAAGCATCCTCATGCAGATGCCGGCAATGCCTAAACCGCAGACACCGACAATACCTAAAAAAGAAAACGTCCAAGAATCGGTAGATCCCTGGACGAAACTGTTATAATTAAAGAACGCGCGAAGGCGAAGTAAGCTGGGGCCATGAACCCCGGCTTTCGCTTTAGGGAGCTAAACGCGCTTTGTGCAGGCGAGACTTCTCATACCAAGCAGCGATCTCGGGTGCCCACGCGGAGAAATGGGGCCACATCAGGTCGCACAGATTGCGGATCTCCTCCTGAGCATCGAGTTTGCTGCGTAGGTCCATGAAATGCAGGAACGACCGCATGCTGAACGTCACGACAAAGTGCTGCCGAAAATCGAACGGCAGGATACCTCGCGCGTGTTCCTCGGCGAGTCCTAGGTACCGAACCATATGGCAGTACCGCTGAGCGGCAGCTTTACAGAGGATCAAATCTTCACTGCGGTGCTCCTCTGTATAGGTATATTTTTTACCTTGACGATCGGAGTAGGTGCCTACAGGGCGTAGATAGAAAACATCCTCCAAATCCAGCAGACCGTCCGCAACCTGGCAAATTCGATTGCCGGTGTAGCGCATCGATTGGACGTCGAAGGATACGGCCACGCGGTGTGTGCGCGCCTGCTGCATCACAGAGTGAGGAAAAAACCCGCAACTAAATGTGATGGAAGGGTGCTCTAACGGACCGTAGTGCCCGCGTTCACCGGAGAGCAACCGCTTAGTAATAACTTCACCGGCTCTGGATTCAGTCGGCGGATCTTCTGTAAAAACGTAAGTTTCCGAATAGTCTTGATGAAGGGCGAACCAAACGAGAGTTTGTGGATGCACTGTTTGGTTCAGCACATCCACCCTGAATTTTGAATCCACGAGGAGTGATCAGGATTTAGGAAAAGCTTCCTGATACCTAAGCCGACGTGTGATCTCAGAAGGAGTGGTTCCCGCTAAGCGCACAGCGTCGAGGTTCAGGCGCTGCCCGGCCATCCTAATCGGAAAGTCGTTCGTGTGATACATCAGGCGTTACCTTGCTTTTTAGACTTAGCTAAAGACATAAGATTATTTACGGTATTGTGTGTATTAAGAGCGTAATCAGTAGAAATAGCACGCGTATTAAGAAAATTCTGCTTGGCCATTAGCAGAAGTTCCTGCTGCATCCGCAACCGCTCTTCGGGCTTGTTTTGAGCCAGAGACATCATGTACTGTGCCTGGCTCATATCGTCAGCACTGTCAGGAGCTGCAACGACACGCGGGTTGTACCCAGCTACGCCCATCGGATAATGACTGGTCTTTATGTTGCCTGGCGCATACTCAACGGCTTGCACAGGCGGACGAACATACACACCCCGATCGTGCTCAAGCTGAGCTGCCACACGGGTCGGAGTATCCAACGTCGTGACCCGGCGAATACTCAGGTCAGGTTCTCGGTTGTAGCCAAGTAAGCCAGGCGGAAACTGCATCTGAGGCATGGCCTCGGGCTGCTTGCCTGTACCAGTTCCTGGAACAATCGCCATTACTGATCTCGCCGATTCGCAGTCTTACTCCTAATTCTAAGATTATCAGGTGAATTATCTAACGGGTTTTTGTTCTTATGATCAACTTCTTTGCCGTCTCCTTTTGAGACGCGGCCATTTTTCTCCATCATTCGCCGAGCCTTGTTGCGAGCAGCACGGCGTTTTTTCTGTGCATCGGTAGCATGGTAAGTACTATATTCCCTGTCGTAATCGCGGGACATACAAACCTCAGCACATACAAATTATAAGGTGCTTAGGGCTCTATCCTCTTGAACACCAGTTCTTTCTCGAAGAACGTATCGCGCATGCTCCGCGCGATATCATCCTTAAACTGCTGCCATAAACCGGTGTACAACCCGTCACCCGGCTCATATAGATCGTACAAAAACTCAAGGAAATCCGCTTTCTGTTGCTCTTTCTTGACGTCCCAATTATCTAAAACTTCCTGCCAATCAAATCCTTCGAAAGTCATAACGGTTGAAACCAACACTCCAGCATGTTGGCGATAAGGGCGGCTCTGTAGCTTAACATTCGAGCCATTTCTCGGGTTGTTAAATCTCCTAACGGAGAGTCTTCTTCATCCCAGCTAAAGGTTTTGGCCGCAGCGCGTTGATCAGCGCAGCGTGCGACGTTATCCCAATCGAGAGAGTTCATTTGGAAGCTCGGATAGCCCAACCAGTCCCCGGCCCTTCCACGAGGAATCGTGGCCCGAGGTTTTTCTTAGAGTACAGGAGGCCCTTACCGTTGGTGGAAACGTAACCTCCGTTAATAAGGTCAAGCTCGCCGAAAGGATCATTGACTACGTAACGAGTGTTGTCCTCATTACGTCCAATAATCACGAGCCAATGTCCGCCCCCAGTTGGCTTGCTGACCGGACCGTGATGAAGAATTCCGATAGGTACAGGAATACCGCGAACCAACTGAGAATCAATATCGCTCCAACCGAAATCTTGCCGAAACTCGGCCTTCAAACCGTAAGAAGCCAGCGCAGAGATTTGCGCGGGAGCAGCCGTAGTGTCTCCGTATTTGAAAACAGTCTGAATATACTGATCATCCCCAGAGATACTACTAGGTTTAAGAAACTTAAGTAGCATCGCACAACTGCTAGAAAAGCAGGTACGCATGGGATCTTTCTGATTATCCCTTTGGCTGTAGTAAGGGACAGGGAGAACCAGCGGCTCTGGGTGAACTACAGTTTCATTCTCAACGGGGGCGGGATCGTTAATGATCTTGAAATCGTTGGGCCACATCCACCACGGGCGGTCAGGCTGTGCCTCCAAAACCAGCTTGTAGTGCTTCTCCCCCGGCACCATCGTGATGGCCTGCCAGCGGTGCGCAGAGCCCTTAGGAACGAAAAGCTTTTGTTCGGCGGCCAAGTCCGAAGCTTGTTTTGGCTCGCGCTTAAGCCAGGTGTCCCGCTGGGCAAGGATAGAAGCAGACAAAAGCGGATGCAAAACCTTGGTTAAAAATAGCTCGCGCTCGGCTTCTCGGCGATTTTTTAAGCCTTCGATAATCTTTCCGTCTACTTTCGTCCAACGAAGAAACTCAGATGCGACAACAGAGGAATCTGCGCCGTTATTAAGCAAACGTAAAAGGGTAGAACCTTTAAAAGCCGTAACACCGATGTTGTAAGAAAAACTTACAAGTGCGTCGAATTGATTCTGGTTAACAGAAACTTTTAACAGGTCAGTAACCTGGGCCGCGAATTGATCAACGTAAGTCTGTAGCCACGAGTCGGCCTGCGCTTGCGTAATCGTTAAGTTGGGGCCTACGGAAGGACCTGTAGTCCCCCAACCAATCGTCCAAACACCGCCGATATCCTGATACGAAGTTAATTTACAGCCTTCAAAACGCTTGATTAAATCTAGACCTTTGACTGAGATTCTCACCGTACTTGAACATCAATACCGATCCGGTACTCAGTACCAGAGCGGCCCTTGAGCTGAATATAGGCGTAATAAGCGCCGCTGCTAGCAATTCGTTGCTGAGTGACACTGCTATTCCGGCTGCTGAACTTCGAGGGAGCCGCAGTCATAACTTCAGTTCCTGTGGAATCCAGGATGATCACATCTCCGCAACTGTTCTGATCCCGAATGTCGACCTGAAGAATACCGGTCGCGTTAACAGTTAACGGGTAGTAATCGGAGATGCCGTAGGAACCGTCAGCGGCGTAAGTACGGCTGGATGAATCAACAACAACCACGCCGCTCGCGTCGAGAATACGGCGTTGATCGAAATGAGTGGAACCTGTACGTCGAGAAGAATCGGTCAGACCGCTATTGACTACATTGTTGAGCTCAAGATTCTTAGTGAACTGAGACACGATCTATCCGCCGTTTACACACAGTTTAGTAGAAATTTAAGCATGTAACGAGAGCAGCTACCTTTAAAATTTAAATAGTGAAATCACGCAGATGGGTCCGGAAGCTCTAGTCGCCGCTGCGGCAACACTGTTGGGTTTCTTGACATGGTCGCATCAACAGAGACAGGACGTCATTAACGACCGATTTAACTCAATAAAAAAACGATTAGAGGATGTTGAAAATAAGGTTGGCGAAATTCCCGCGATTTATGCCATGAAATCCGAATTAAATGCGGGCTTATTAGATATTCGAGATCGCTTGAATCATATTAACGATAAGTTAGATCAGTTAATACTGAGCAAGCTCAATGAAAAAAACTAATTACAATTTTTGGCTAGCTATCTGCTACGAAATAACTAAAGCACTCACAGAACAATTTAAAAGCTTAAAAAGAAATAAAATTATAAAAATGATATTAATTTATTGCAAACATGACTGGGTACTGTGGCGAATAGAATCAGCTTTAGCGGATGTAGATAAACAAATAGAGCTACTCCATAAAGAATGGGATAAAACAAAAAAACAGAAAAGTGAGTACTATGAACTGCCGCCAGACGGTTCAAAAGCTCAACAATTACTAGGTGGAGAAATGGGGATCCGCAGTACCTACATAAAAGAGTGAGTAAACTTGGTACAGAGTCCCAGGAAACATGGACAACTTACTAGGTAACGTTAAAAGTCTGGTCGAGATTCTTATCGCCATCCACGGGGTGGCGCTATTGATCGTCAACCTGACGCCAACCCAGAAAGATAACGAAGCGGTAGCTAAGTACTACCGAGTGGTAGAGATCTTAGCCGGTATCGTCACGCGGCTGGCAAAGGACTGACACTAGGTTCAAGTAACGGAATTTGACACAGTTCGGTGTAAGTCTTAGCGGATTCGACGGCTTCGTGGCTGTCGTTAACCCACTTAAGAATCTTACTTTCGCGCTCAAGGGTCCAAAACTCTTGGGCGCGATACCATGTAAACCAATGCAAATCAGATTTTGCTAAGTTACAACAGGCACATGATGCAATTAGGTTACTCCTAGCGGTTGTTCCTCCGCGAGCTTTCGGCACTACGTGATCTAAAGTGTCCGGATTCTCACGTCCGCAATAAGCACAAGAGTTCCAAGCGTCGAAAATGTCTCTCCTGAATCGTTTACGAGCCTTACTGCGTTGTAGACACTTGAGTTCAAAGACATAATCTTGTTCGCCCACTCAGTGTGTGCGGCTCAAAGAAAGTTTAGCTAGTTAAAAGGAGTCAAACTTGAATTAAATCAGGCAGATATCGATCAAGAGTAAGAATATGGTTAGACGCCGCCTCGAAAGCCTTAGCTAAAAATGAACAGGCTAATTCCGGGTCAGTCTTATCCCCGCAGGTAAAAACGTCAACGGCGGCGTAGCCGTGTTCTGGCCACGTGTGGATGGAGATGTGGGACTCGGCAAGCAACGCAAAGCCAGTGACGCCCTGAGGCACAAAAGAGTGAGTTCTAATATCGATCAGAGTCGCATGAGACACGCGGGCAGCTTCAGCCAAGGCATCGCGAATGAAAGCTTCATCGTTAAGTTTCTGCGCAGAGGCGCGGTAAAGCTCCAGAACACAATGCTTGCCGCAGGCCATCTAACGCACCCAAACTGTTTCAATTGTAGTGCGGTTCACTGGTATAGCCGCTAAAGTTCGTAGCGACTCACAAAAAGTCATGGTTAAACCCAGAGTGCAATGGTTGACGGAAGATCACTCGCTGTGGGAAATAGATTGGTTACGGTTTTTATTTAAACCAGTTCAAGATTACATAGAAGTTGAATTTGAAAAAGATAAAATAAAAACAGACGAAAACACCGTGTTGATATGTAATCACTCAGTGCCGTATAGAGATGTTTTAAATAGACTGAGGCAAAGAGGAAAAAAATATGCAATCGTTCTACTGAGCGACGAAAATCTTATAGAGCCTTGTGAGTGGCTCCACGACCCTCACTGTGTGGGGTTGATGAGAAATTATATAAATCCCATGTTATTAGGGCACCCCAAAGTGTCGATATTTGGGCTTGGTTATAAAATAGGTTTAGTTAAAAAATTAGAGATAAAAGAAAAACGCGAGTTGGCGTGGTCGTTCGCAGGAACCCCGCACAAAGATCGAGCAACTGTTATAGAGAAATTTAAAGAGTTGGAACCCTATAGAGTGCACACTTGCAGCGGTTTCAACGCAGCAGATGGGCTTAGTACAAAAGAATACGCAGAGTTACTAAAAAACAGTAAGTACGCACTTTGTCCCCCAGGACAAGACAGTATGGATTCGTTCAGACTTTACGAAGCACTGGAGGCGGGTTGTATACCTGTGTGTTTAAAAAATACAGGTTATTGGCACGTGCATCCCTCTTATTGGCATGGGGTGTTTTACGGAGAACCCACGCTTCCTTTTGTGTGCGAAAACACCTGGGAAGATTGTTTAAATCTCATAAAGCAAATAGAAAAGGAAGATCTATACGAAGAAATTCAAGACGAATGTAAAGTATTTTGGGATAAATGGAAAACCGCTTGGCAGCACCAAACGGTTCAGCTAGTTCAGAAGTTGTAGTGAAGGTGACTACTACGCCAGGCAACGATGCAATGGAAGGCGGATCAGTTGGAAGAACCGACCGACCCAACCGATTTGTTGACCGCAGTGCTGGCAGTAGTAAGAGGGGTAGCTCATTTAGTGAGTAGGACTGATCACCCTTGCTCAAGTACAGAAACTCGTGCAAGCAGATCGGCATTGCTTGCCTCAAGGGTTTCGATGCGCTCCATTGCTTCTTGCAGCGCCTTGACTGCTTTCATGTAGAGGATGGAGTATTTGACGAACTTGGTTGTCTCACCAGTCAGGTTTCCATCTTCATCCTTGTCTGGAATTTCGTCAACCAACCCAGGTGAGACTTGTTCGGCTTGTTGGGCGATTACCCCGAGATGCTTGCCATCTTCTCCAATCAGGTTGTAGTTGACGACCTCAATTGTCTTGACATCATTCCACTGGGATGAAGCTGGCGTGATGTTTTCTTTGAGCTTGATGTCGGATAAGCTACCGTAAGTGTTTGGAGAACTGCCGTAGGCTCCGTTTCCGTAGATTGCCGCTCGCTGACCGTTAAAATTAGAACCACTAAAGAAAGCGTAAGAAGTATTGTTGGTGGCGGTTTCAACTACGGTGTCAATAACCTGACTAGCGAAGCCGGATGTTCTCGCTACTACTTCAAGGACAACGCTTCCTGTTTGATTGCTTGTAAATTCATGGTAACTGGCGGTGTCGTTGTAGTAATTAGCTCCTCCACCTTTGTGCTTTGAATATCCACCATTCGTAATCCTCATCCGCTCCGTCGGGCTGCTCGCTCCATCGGCGGTAGTGGAGAACTTTAAGAGCGTTGGATGGCTGCTTCCAGCAG